GTGCGCATCTGGCCGAGCTCCGCTTCGGAGCCGGACATGGCGCGGGGACCGCCGGGTTCGCGCTCAGGAGAGATGGCGTTGGCCGCCGCCTGGGCGCCCGACAGGATGAGCTGGAGGTCGCCGTCGACAACGTCGGCGACCGGCAGCGAGTACGCGCCGATGGTCGAGGGGTCGGCGTCGCCGTCCCTCCACACGAAGCCGGGACCCATGCAGTCGGCCATGACGCCGTCTTCACTGGTGCAGCGCCGGGCCATGGCCGCACGTGCGGCGTCGCCGTCCCACTCGCGGCCCCGGTCGCCGTTGAGCGGGAGGTCAGTGTTGACGGTGACCGGCATCGCTACTCCCTGTAGTCGCTCTCATCAGATACTTGCACATTTCACGCTTATCGTGCTTAGTACCTGTTTCTATCCTAAACCGGACATAACTGGCTACGGGGTCGACCAGATGGGGTGCGGCTTCCGCTAGTTCGGCGAAGCCCTCCCGCAGTGCCGAGGCCACGACGTCGGGCTCGGCCGAGATCTGCGTGTGGATCTCGTCGAGCGGGAGCTCCTTGTACTTGCCGCGCAGCGCGCGACTGGAGCCGAGGAGGTACTGCCCGCAGCGGCGCAGCGCCCGGCGTGAGGCGATGTCGGCGCAGGCGCTCCACCCCGCATCGGAGGCGATCTGTGACAACCCCACCTGGGAGTCCTCGCCGGAAGCGGGTCCCGTGCGGTTGGTGAGGTCTCGGAGCCGGTCGGCCAGGCGGTCCATGCCGGAGGGCACCAGACCGGTGGCCTCCTGACCGGGGACCGGGGTGCCCGGCGCCGGGGCGTCGGAGGGCCCGTAGCCCAGCGCGGCACGGGTGGCGTCGTCGGAGAGCAGCCCCAGCTCGTAGGCGGCCAGCGCGAGGTCGCCACGGTTGGCTTCAGACTGGGCACCGGCGGCGTCGAAGGACACCATGTAGTCCTCGGCGTCCGGTATGCCCATCGCGGTCAGGGCCGGGCGCAGGAACTTGACGGTCATCTCGCGGCACAGGAACGACAGGGTGGGCTCGATGTTGACGCGCTGGCCCGAGGACTCGACCTGCCAAGCGGTCCAGTGGTTCAAATCGCCCATACCGGTCAAAACTTCCGGGGGAATGTCGAGGCCGATGGCGATACGACGCACCGCTGACGTCCGCAAGCCGTCAACACGCTCGTCGAACGGCGTCGCCAAGGTCAGGTGCCGGACGGCGTTGAGCGCTTCCTGGTGGCCTTCGATGATCACCGGCAGGTGCCGGGAGACGTCCAATGGGGACCTGAATGACGCCTGGGAGGTGCGGATGAGGGAGTGCATGAGGGGATTGCCATCGGGGGGGTTGACGCCGGTGGACTGGCCGGGGGCAACGGTGTTCAGCGAGTTGGGGACCAGCAGCAGCCCGGCTCCGGCGAGCCGCGATTTCGCGGCGGTCTGCACATGGCCGGAGAGGTCGATGAGTTCGTGCAGGGTCCCGATGAGCGCCCTAGTGGGTGCGTCGGGCTCGGCCGAGCGGATCGGGTGGGGCATGAGCATGGGAATCGACCACACCTGGTCGCGGGCGATCTCGTAGTCGGTGCCCGAGACCGAGTCGTGGACCCACACGCCGTTGCCGGACTCGCGGTAGTCGTATTCGGAGGCGACGACCCACTGCCGTCCGCCGTCGGTGTCGAACCCGACGAACCGCCAGCGGCCCAGCAGCTTCATGAGGGTCGTCATCCGGTAGATGACCATCGACTGCTCGGGGCCGGTGGGGGCGAGTTCCAGCAGCGGCTCCCACGCCGGGTGGCCTCGGGGGACGTCGGTGGGTTCGTGCTCTTCGCCGGTGGGGGCTTTGGCGACGATGAGTTTCGCCCGTGACGCGGAGGAGGCAATCCAGTAGATGCCGTACCGCAGTTCGGGCACCAGGTTGTACAGCTCGGCGGCTTCGGCCTGCCATTCGGCGGTCGCCGATTCGAGCGCGTACGAGCCCAGGCCGATCCGGGCGTCGACGATCCCGGAGGGACGGCCCCGGAACATGGCGGCCGTCATCGATTTCAGCCGAGCTCGTACACCCATTAGTCAGAACCACCCGCTCGCGTGTCGTCGTCGTTCTGCTGGGCCGCGTGCATGGCCTGCACGATCGCCGCTTCGGTGTCGTCGCCGAGCTGGAGTGATGGTTCGGGCACGTCCGGGACGGGGCGGAAGGGCTCGTCGGCGTTAAGGAGGGCAATAGGGGAGACGGTGGCGACTTCGTGCTGGCTGGGCATGGCGGCGTTCGACAGGGCACCGCACAGCCACGCGATGGTGCCGATAAGGGCACTCACCTGCCACCACGTCTGATCGGCCCAGGCCCACCACGACAGTCCAACGGGGACAGCGATCCAGACCCCGGTGCACCACGGGCACTCGATGAGCGCGCCGAGGAAGCCCGAAAGGCGGTCGCGGATCGGTTGCGTGATCGTGTCGAGCGTGATCAGGCGCATGATCCGGACCGCCAGCCCTGCCGCGAGCACGATAGTCAGCCAGTCATCCACCACAACAGCATAAACCGGACAAAACAGTAAATGCGCAACTAACCATCGCAAAAACGTATTCGACTCTGATAACGACTCAAAACCGGTCAGTGTGAGCATGCGATATTCTCACGAATCACCCACCCGAAAGGACCCTGATGAGCGCCTCCGAAGAGCACGCCACCGTCGTCACCTCGGCCACCGCCGAAGCCCAGACCCTCGCCGCCGAAGCGGAACGCAACCTCAAAGACGCCGTCGAGCACGCCGCCGCCGCTGTGACCGCCGCCATCGGCGAACTGAAGAACACCGTCGCGTCCCTCGCCGCGCAAGCCGACACCAGCCAGACAGCCGCGCACAACACCCTCGGCCCCGCCGAGCAGCACGTCAGCGCCACCACCGCCGCCGGACAGGGCACGCTCCCGCACGTCATCGCCGCCCAGGAGGCCTGCCAGCTCGCCGCCAACGACGCCACCGGCGTCCAAGAGTTCATGGGCACCCTCGCGGGCGCCGTCGAAGAAGCGCAGAGCGTCGCCGTCACCAGCCTCATGAGCCTCGTCAGCCAGCTCGACGAGGGCATCGAAGGCGCCAAGAAAGTCGTCGCCAACCTCGAAGAAGCCGCCACCCAGATCACCCTCGCCCAGACCCCGCAATGACATGGACGCCATCACCGGCTTCTTCGCGTTCATCCGCGACCTGTGGCTGGCACTGTGGCCCGCCATCACCGCGCTCATCGGAGCGATCTGGTGGGCACTGGAGACCTACCCCATGCTCCGCGTCGTCGTCGCCGTCGGCCTCCTCGCCTTCCTCGTCTACTGGTTCGCCGACGGTGTCAAGAACTGGCGCAAGAAGTGCATCCCCTGCCGGGGCCTGGGAGCGTTCAACTCCAAACTGTCCTCCCGCCTCAACCGCCCGTGCCCGTGCTGCGCTGGCAGCGTCGCCGGGGGCGGCAGGCACCCCACCATCCGCAGCCGCATCTGGGGCCGGATGGGCGGCACCAAGCACTAAGGTGACTATGAGAGAACTACGAAGGAGTACGCGTGGCTGAAGAATTCGACTCCCTGGACGATGAGCGCTTCACGAAGCTGTTCACGACGTTCACCGACTCGGCGTGGCGCCTGGAGACCTTGGACTCCTACAGCGTCGCCTACGAAGAGGAGGCCTATCTGGCGTTCCTGCAAGGCGACCTGAGCCTCATCCACGACCGGCCCAGCACGTGGATCGACGAGGTGATCACTCCGGCCGTGGAGAACGGCAGGTACATCGGGCGCGTCCATGTCGTGGAGCGCCACACCGATGCGGACGGCAGGCTCGCACTTTCGGACTACCTCCGGTTCGAGTTCGAGTGGTACAAGCGCAACCGGGCCGCCGGGGACGATATCCGAATCGCCTGGGTCGACCCGGGCAAGTGGCCGCGCGACGTGTGGATGAAAGGCTGCGACTTCTGGCTCTTCGACATCCACACCGACGACGCCGTCCTCGTGGAGATGCACTACACCGAGACCGGCGAGTTCCGCAAAGGCGTCATCAGCAACGACGCCGAGCACCTCAAGCGCGCCCACCGGTGCGCGAAGGCCGCGACGTTCGCCTCGAAGCTGTTCTACCCGTAAGGAAGCCGTCATCGACCCGCATCTCGCCACCCAGGCCGCCGCCGCGATGCAGCGCGCAGCCCGCTTCGGCGTCGGCCCGATCTCCCAGGCCACCGTCGACTCCATCGACCGGGTCCTGGCCGGATTGAGCGAGCCGCCCGACTCATGTCCTGACCATGATCACCCCGAAAACGTCATATCGTGTCACAGTGATCATGTTCAAGATCGAAATCGAGAAGACCCTGCGCCTCGGCGCTGAATCCCACGACGTGCTGGAGCGCGTCAAGCACTTCATCACCGCCTGGTCCGGCGGGGACGACACCCTGGTGCACTTCTACGAGCCGCAGTCGCTCTCCTTCAGGCACACGTCCCCGCCGTTCGCGTACTGGCGGATCGACCCCGCCGCGTTCGACCGCTTCGGTCCGCTGCCGTTCACCGCCGAGGGCAAGCCCGTGCGCTGGACGTGGCTGTACTGGCTCCAGAACGCCCCCACTCTGACCGTCACCGCCAGCGACCTTCCCTCATGACCGCCCAGGAGCACCCGTGGTGAACCCCATCGCCTACGCCGGGCAGCCGCGCATCACCCTGGTGTGCCACTCGAACCTGAAGACTCGGCTCCTGCTGCGCCTGGCGAACTGGTCCACCGACCCGCTGACCGGACAGCTCGACTCCGGCGTGGAGATCCGCACCGACGCTCTCCGGGACCGGGGCTACCCCGAACCACCGCGCGGCCATACCGTCTTCGACGTTGCCTTCGGTCTCTTCGCCAAGTACGGGGACCCGCCGTTCACCGCCGAGAAGGGCACCGTCATCGCCTGGTGGAAAGCTCCGGCGCTCCACGTGATCTATCCCGAGGATCTCGACGCTTTCCCCGAAGGTTCCCGCGCCGGTGTGGCGCTCGGTCATGAACAGCGCTAACGTCGAAGTACATCAATATCTAGGAGGACCCATGGCCTGGTTGCCCGACTCCCACTACGAAAACTTCGCGGGGATGTGGCCCCTGCTCGTGCGTTGCAGCGACGAGGCCACCGAACCGGTCGAAGTCGCTGACAAGGAGGCCACCGAGGCATGGCTGGACGCGCACTCGGTGTCCAACCACGAGGGCGGGACCTTTACCTTCGAGGTCTACAAGCTCGCGCCGCCCGGCGAAGATCCGCCTCCCGAAGAGGAA